GTTGCTACAGGAATAATTAACTCAAAAAACTTCTGGTCAATTGGACTAATAGCATTGAGAGGCTGAGTGACAAACATAATGCTATACAACACCGTAAACACAATGCCAATAAGAGTGAAGGCCAAACAGCACCCGATGATGAATTTAAGCCGAACCATAAGTTCATTTTCAGTATACCTTTCCCCTTTTTTACTTCTATTAGAATCCATTTTAGGTTCTTCGGTTTTAGACATGACTTTATCTACGATATTATCTAACATTATTTACACTCCTTCTTGGCTTCTTCTTTAAAGATATGTTCTGGGCATGATTTGCTAATCTCACACCATGGTTTCTTACAGATATCTTTGTCCCAGTTATCTGGATTTTGACATGGATACCTATAATAGTCAGAACATCCAACCATACACACAACACCAAGTATTATTATTAACTTAACCATGGTATCCACATCCACAGAGCTTGGCTTACAAGTACAGCACCAACAGCACCTACCACAGTACTAATATAGAACATGGGCATACTCACTGCTAATATGCTTGCAGTTAAAAGAACAATAGCAATCTGTAACACTGAACCACTCCAGGTGAACCAAGGACTTTTAAGTTTAGCAGCATCACGTTCAGCTTCGAGAATCTTAGCCTTTTCCATGATTTCTTTCTTGTCTTTATCCATGCGTTCTTTTTCTGCCATGAAACGCTCTTTGTTATCCTTGTTGGTAGTTTCAACAGCATTGATTTCGTATAGAACACCTCGAACATTTTTTGCCTGATACCAGGCCCACATATTATTAGCTTGAATAGTATTGTTTTGAATTTTGCTAGAATTACTACCACCTATCATGGTATTAATCGCCAGCAAAGCTGCTAAAAAGACAATTATAAATCCTGCTTTGTCTTTAATCTTAGCTTCACGTTCACTACGTGATAAAGGTTTTACTTCAGGTTTAGTATCTGACATATTATTCTCCTCATTTATTTGCCAATGGGTTATCAAGTGCTTTCTTTAGATCTTCATTGATCTTTTTATCTAGTGTTTTCAATTTTGCATCAACTTCTTTGTTATTTGCAGCAATTGCTTTGGTATTTTCTGCTGACATACGATTGATTTCTTTAGTCGCAGCATTAATCGAAGCGTCTGCTTGCTTTTGAATATTACGTACGTCTGTCTTTACTTCTGCAACTGTTTTATCAATCTCTCTTTGTTGAGTTTTATTGCCTCGCTCTACATCCTCAACTGTTTTCTCTAGACGACGAATATCGTTCTTTAGATCATTCTTTATGTCACGGGTATATTCAGCAGTCTTATCAGATCCTTCTTGAACTGCTTTTTGTGTCTTGCTAGCATTTTCTTCTATTAGGGCCAGACGTTTATCAAACTCCGAAAAGTCTGGAGAAACATATTCAGCGATTTTTTTCTTCATACCCATATAATCTTTATACACTTCGAATACACCATATAGTCCACCTAGTGTGCTTGACACAATAGTTGCAGCAATCATAAGTTTAGCTGGTGTAAATTCATAACCACCAATACTAATCACAGTATCTTTACTAGCATATTTTTTAGCTGCTGCTTCTAATTCATCAACCTTTTTATTTAGGTCTACTTTTTCTTCTGACATTTTTACCTCGGTAAGTATTGTTGGTCCACCATTTGCTGATGAAGTCTATCACTTGCCAATTGTCTTAATGCTCTAGCATTGTCTACTGTCTTTTGATTTCTATAAATTTCTTTTGGTGCATAAAATGCTGCATCAGTTAAAGCCACCATATAACTGTTAAACCCAACAGGAGCTCTAGCAATATTCGCAATAGAAACTCCTGCAGCTGCATCGTTGTCTTGAACATTGGATTTAACCTGTTGTGTGTTTGTATCTTGTTTCTTTTCTTCTGTTGGCGGTTTATTTTCTATGACGCTATTTATTGGGTCGGCCTTGTTTGTCAAAAAGTTGGATTGTAATGTTGGTATTTCTTGTATTTGTCCAACTAAATGATTGAGTGATGCTATTTGTAATGGATTTGTAACCACTATACTATTTTGTGATTGTTGTACATTATTCTGTTGTATCGAAGATACCGATACTGGCGTTTGTTGTTGAACCACATTTAATAAATTTATATTCACAACCGAAGTATTTTGAATTCTAGCTGTATTTTCTTGAGTCAAAGCTATTGATGACGACGATGAACCACCTGGCGCTTGTAACACACTAAATTGTTGTTGTGAATTTGGTAGTTGAAAAGTTCCAGTAACCACTGTAGTTGGAGTTTGAAATAAAGACATAGATTGTTGTGAATTTGGTAGTTGAAAAGTTCCAGTAACCACTGTAGTTGGAGTTTGAAATAAAGACATAGATTGTTGTGACTTGTTTTCTTTATTTGTTTGTTCAGTATTTACTTGTTGTTGTGATGATGAAGCACTTTCAATACTTTGTCTAACAGCTTTCGCTGCAACTTGTTCAGCTAGTCTTGTTGTTTGTTGTGATAAATTTTCAGTTTCTCTTATTGCGTTTGTTGAAGCTTCTTGTGTAAGTTTTTGTTCTTTTTCTAGATTATTTTCTATTTTGAAGAGTGTGTCAATTAGTCTATCCATATCAACATAAAGCGGATCTCCTTCATAGACACCAGGTTCTTTTTCACCCATCATAGGGCCATCTGATTGTTTTGGTTTATTTGCAGAATGTGTTTGTTGTGTATCAAATTCTGATGGAGGCGGTTCAATTTTATCTGTTGTTGTCGTTGTTGATGCTAAATTTTTTTGTAAAGTTTCTTGAAACTTAGGACAATCTGGACTATAAAGTGGATTGTTTACACAAGGATCTGGTTTGTACTTTAGTTGAAAACTTACATTATAAATTTCTGGCCCGTATGGTCCTGCCCAATAATTTGAATCCCTTCCAACAAAACCAAATCGAACATTACTTACTTCATTGGGTCTTCTTAATTTACTCCAATCTTGTTCCCAATTAAAGGATGTCCAATTATGAAGAAATGTTAAATTATAATTATAACTTTCTAGTATATTACTTCCGCCCTTATCATATAGATTAACATACGCCGATAATTGATCTAGTTGGCCATTGTCCCAACCATTACCGTTTTTACTGGTCCATTGAAATCTATAACCTGTTGTCACAAGATTTGTACCACTATATGGAAGTGCTTTAGCAACATTTACATTTTGATATAGATTAGTTAATCCATAACTGAAGTTTATATTACCGCCTGGACGAATCATAGCGTTTGGACCGCAATATCCAGGATCACCAGGAGCCCAACAAGTTAAACTGTTAACAAAAGTTCCACCTTGCCAAGTTGATGTAGTTGTGTTGGCCGTCTGAGTATTGTTTACTAAATTTCCCGTAATATCAACCGTAGCGGTTTGTGAAAAGGCTGCAGCGCTAAGTAACAACAATAGCATACAAATGGCTAAAATAAATCCCTTAGTCCACTTGTAATTATAATGCTTGTGATTAAATTCTTCCATTTAGCCTTCTTTAACTAGTTTTGGCATTTTATCGGGGTTCTTCAACCATGCTTCTTTTGCTTGTTCGCCAATCAATCCTTCAAATGGGCATGGTGTGCCAGCCATCATCATAGCATCAAATACACGGCGATCCTGACACATCGTAGCAACCGCTGCAACTTTCATACCCATATCATAAAGAGTTTTGGAAAGTTTTAATCTTTCACAATTCATATCACGCTGTGTTCCACCAAGAGCGAAACCTAAGAATTGAGTTTGTGCTGCACCCGAAACACCGGTAGTACATAAGTCTGGACTTCCCCCACTCATCATTGCTGGCGCTATTGCTGTTGGTGGAGGTTGAATAACTCTTTGTGTAATATTCGTATCGTTAATATTACGATTCGTCATGTCACCTGTTTGGACATTTTGATTGACATTAGTGCTAGTACTAACATTATTGTTTGTATTTACATTATTACTAGCAGATACATTTTGATTAAAATTTCTATTAGTCATATCTCCAGTTTGATTGTTGTTTATTGTACTTGTGCTATTGTTTACATTATTGTTATTGTATGTCATTGTACCTGTGTTGATATTTTCATTTTTTGAGGTACTTACATTGTTGTTGTTAAGTGTTTGGGTACCAGAATTTATATTTTCGTTTCTATTGGTGATGGTAGACACATTGTTGTTGTTATATGTCATTGTACCCGTATTGACATTGTTGTTGTTAAGTGTTTGGGTACCAGAATTAATATTTTCGTTTCTGTTTGTACTAGTCGTCACATTGTTGTTATTGTAAGTCATTGTACCAGTATTAACATTGTTATTGTTGAATGTTTGTGTTCCAGAATTAATATTTTCGTTTCTGTTTGTACTAGTCGTCACATTGTTGTTGTTATATGTCATTGTACCAGTATTAACATTGTTATTGTTGTTGGTAACCGAACCGCTCATATTGTTGTTATTGTTGTATGTTACTGATCCAGACATACGATTATCATTTATATTTGTAGCTGTACCACTCTGAACATTATTGTTGGTATTCACATTCGTACTGGTGCTAGTATTGTTATTCGTATTTACCGAATTACTGTTAACAGTACTTGTTGAAGTGGATGTAGATGTGCTAGTACTCATGTTATTTGTAGTAACAGTACTAGTGCTATTTGATGTAGAATTCGTATCAACTAAGCTTTTGCCACCATCATAACCACCCTGATTGATTAAAGAAGTACTATTTGTGGTAGTGCCATTAGTAGTACTACTTGTACTCGTATTGGTTGTCTGCGCTATAAGGCTAGTTGAGAAAACTAAGAAAAGCGCCGCTATCGCCGCTTTTAGCATGAGAATCTCCTAATTTCGTTTAAAAGAATAAATTCACTATCTCGAAATCAAGAAAATCTCATAAATATTATATGCTCAAGCATATTATGATTTAATTGATCAAAATTCTTATTGACCTTTCATCCAATATTATTTATAATTTAGAATCCAATGGAGATTCTTGATGCGCTTTTACACTAATGTAGTACAATATGGTAACAGAATCCTCGTCAGAGGAATAAATAATGGCAAACATGTACAAGATCGTGTTGATTTCAGCCCTTGTCTTTTTGTTAGAAGTCCAAAACCCTCTAAATACAAATCACTTTTTGGTCAAAATCTAGAACAAATTGATTTTGAATCGATCAACGAAGCAAAAGATTTTGTCAAAAAATATAAGGAAGTTCAAGACTTTCCAATATTTGGCAACACTAATTTTGCCTATCAGTATATAACCAGATCATTCCCCAACGATATTGATTTTGATATTAGCCAGATTAAAATCTGGACGATAGATATCGAGACATCTGCAGAATTAGGATTCCCGGATGTTAACGATCCTCTGGAAGAAGTTCTATTGATCACCATTCAAGATTATAATACGAAGGATATTATTTCCTGGGGATCCAAACATTGTGAAGCAATAAAGAAAAATCATAAGTATATTCGTTGTAAAGATGAATATGATCTATTGAAAAAGTTTATCGAATACACTGCCTTGGATCATCCCCATATTATTACTGGCTGGAATATAGAGTTTTTCGATATTCCTTATCTTTGTAATCGAATAAGAAAAATACTCGGCGAGGATTCAATGAAACAATTGTCGCCCTGGAATGTTGTTAACCAAAGAGAAATATCTCGTTTCAAGAATTTAGAAACGGTATTTGATATTATGGGTGTATCTGTATTAGATTATCTAGACTTGTATAAGAAGTTTACATATACAGCGCAGGAATCCTACAAGTTAGATCATATTGCAAAGGTAGAACTTGGTAAAGAAAAATTATCATATGCTGAGTATGAATCCTTTAGAATGTTTTATAAGAACAATTGGCAAAAGTTTGTCGAGTATAACGTAGTTGACGTTGAGCTTGTAGATCAACTTGAAGATAAAATGAAGTTGATTGAACTTATTCTCACAATGGCTTATGATGCTAAATGTAATTACGTCGATGTATTTTCTGCAGTACGAACCTGGGATTGTATTCTGTGGAATCACTTATGGAAAAAAGACATTGTGGTGCATCAGAGAGATGAATCTCGTAGGGGTCGGCAAATTGAAGGGGCATTTGTTCAAGAACCAGTACCAGGAAAATATGATTGGGTAGTTTCCTTTGATGCAACTAGTCTTTATCCAAGTATCATTATGCAGTATAATTTGTCACCGGAGACAATGCTACCAGGTGGAGTAGATGTTACTGTTGATTCTTTAATAAGAAAAGAACATTTACTTGATACATTAAAAGAGGATAAGTTATGTATGACGGCAAATGGATACACATTTAAAACAGATAAACAAGGAATTTTTCCGGAGATAGTACAAAAGTTATTTGATGACCGACAAAAGTATAAGAAGTTGATGATTTCTGCTCAAAAGAAATATGAGGAAACTAAGGATAAAGAATATCAAAAACAGATTGCCAAGTATAATAATTTTCAGATGGCGCGAAAGATTCAATTAAATTCTCTCTTTGGTGCTTGGGGTAATGAATTCTTTAGATTTTACGATGACCGAATAGCAGAAGGCATTACGATAACAGGGCAGTACATCATTAGAACTGTAGGTAAAGCTCTCAATGAATACCTTAATAAGATATGTTCTAGTAACGACTATATTTATTCTTTTTATTCAGATACTGATGCATGTTATATTACGCTTAATCCCTTAGTGCAAAAATTCTATAAAGATATGCCAAGGGAAAAGGTAGTAGAAATACTCGATAAAATCTGCGATGAAAAAATAGAGAAAGCAATTAATAAGGCATGTGATGATCTCATGTCTTATACCAACGCCTTTGAACGAAAGGTGTATTTTAAGCGTGAGGTGATTGCTGATAGAGGTATTTGGGTAGCAAAGAAAAGATACGCTTTAAACGTATACAATAATGAGGGTGTTCAATATGCTGAACCTAAACTTAAGGTTATGGGATTAGAAATCGTCAGATCATCTACACCCGAACCTATTAGAGATGCATTAAGAGAAGCAGTGAAATTGGCATTGACAAAAACAGAATTACATCTGCAAAAGTATGTAAGTGATTTTGAGCAGAAGTTTCGTGAGTTTAAACCCGAGGAGATTGCTTTTCCCAGAGGTGTTAATGGGGTAGAAAAGTATACTGACAGAGCATCAATTTACAAGCAAGGAACTCCGATGCACGTCCGAGGGTCATTATTGTACAATTATTATCTAAAGCAAATGAAATTAGATAAGAAATATGAATTGATTAGAGAAGGTGATAAGATTAAGTTCTTATATTTACGTGAACCGAACACTATCGGTGAGAACTGCATCGCATTTGTATCATCCATCCCCGAAGAATTCAATTTGAAGAAGTATGCTGATTATGATACCATGTTCGAGAAAGCATTTCTCGAACCAATGACAACTATTCTAAATGGTATTGGTTGGTCGGCAAAACCCAAAGCATCATTGGAAAGTTTGTTTGCATAAACTATAGACAAAACAACGTAAACATATTAAAATAATATATCTAAATACGGAGAAAAATATGTCGCTACTAGATAAACTAAAGAAAAATTCTACAATTAAAGAAACAGAAATACTGAGTAAATCCAAATTCTTCTCCAAGAAGGATATGATTCAAACTTCGGTGCCAATGATGAACGTGGCACTATCAGGTAGTTTGGAAGGAGGATTGACTCCGGGTCTCACAGTATTTGCCGGTCCATCGAAACATTTTAAAACTGCTTTCTCATTACTTTGCGCTAAGGCGTATCTGGACAAATATGAAGATGCTATTGTATTGTTTTATGATTCTGAGTTTGGTAGCCCTCAGTCTTACTTTGATAATTTCGGTATCGACCCAGCCCGTGTTCTTCATACGCCCATAACTGATATTGAACAATTGAAGTTTGATAGTATGCAACAGATCAATAATATTGAACGCGGCGATCATGTTATGATTGTGGTTGATTCAGTTGGTAACCTTGCATCCAAGAAAGAAGTAGAAGATGCTTTAGAAGGTAAATCGGTTGCAGATATGACTCGTGCTAAACAAATGAAGTCATTGTTTAGAATGGTCACACCTCATCTAACAATTAAAGATATTCCAATGATTGTTGTCAATCACACCTATGCTGAAATAGGATTATTTCCTAAACAGATTGTTTCTGGAGGATGTGTTGTTGCTGGAACTAATATCATGTTGGCAAATGGATCTTTTAAGGCGGTTGAGGACTTTGAGGTGGGTGATATGGTAAGTACATTGATTGGTCCTAAGGAAGTGACACATATATGGAATCCAGATACACTAGAAAATGGTGAACCAGAATGCTTTGAAATTGAGTTTGATGATGGATATAAGGTAATTTGTTCAGATAAACACAAATTCCTAATAGATAATAAATGGGTAGAAGCAAAAAATTTGTCAATCGGTATGAATGCCATAGAGTTAGAGGAGTCGGCAGTATATTAAAATTCAGATTTTTATAAATAGTCCATAAGGAGAAATTATGGACTATTCTAAAATATATGAACAATTAATACAAAACGCTATTGATTTTCCTAAAGACGAAAAATATAAGGAATTACACCATATTGTCCCTAGGTGCATGGGTGGTTCTGATGATAAAAACAATCTAGTAAGATTAACAGCCCGTCAACATTTTTTAGCACATTGGCTATTATATAAAATATACAGAACATCTGCACTTATTCACGCATGGCATAATATGAGCAGAATAGGCGCAGGTCAAGAATATCGAAAAATTAATTCCCATTTATTTGAATATTGTAAAAAACACAGAAGTTGGCATTTGTCCGAATCTTGTAAAGGTGAAAAAAATAACTTTTATGGTAAACACCACACAGATGAGGTTAAGTTTAAACTGAGCAAATTGCATAAAGAATTAAAATTATGGGAAAAGAGAAGCGACTCTCATAGTAAAAATTTGTTAGCTTCCCAGAAAAAACCAAAAACATCTGAGCATAAATCAAAGATAGGTAGGCGCGGGAACATTATGTTGCAACATATAGAAACACTTGAGATAATTCGAGTTTCTAAAACCGATATTAGAACAACAATGCCAGAATGGGTTAATCCAAGAAGAATATCACCTGAGAAAAAATACAAATGTGCTTATTGTGATGTTGTAACGATCGCAGGAAATTTGAAAAGATGGCATAACGATAATTGCAAAAAAAGGAAATTATTATGAAAATTAAACACATTAGTAAGGTTGGTACAAGAAAAGTATATGATCTATCGGTAAAAGATGCAGAACATTATGTTTTAGAAAACGGCGTGGTAACTCATAACACTGGCATTTACTATTCAGCAGATAATATTTTTATTATTGGTCGCCAACAAGAAAAAGAAGGCACTGAAGTAGTAGGATTTAATTTTATTATGAATGTGGAGAAGTCTAGATTCGTAAGAGAAAAATCTAAGATTCCTATTGAAGTTTCTTTTGAAGGCGGGATTAGCACTTGGTCTGGCCTGTTGGATGTAGCAATGGAAGGTGGTTTTGTAGTTAAGCCAAGTAATGGTTGGTATAGTGGACCCACAACAACTAATAATAAATTTAGATTAAAAGATACTTATACTAAAGAGTTTTGGATGCCTATCTTAAAAAATCCTGCGTTCCGAGAATATATAGAATCAAAATATAAAATTGCAGGCACAGATATGCTACAAAAGCAAATGACTGCCGAAGAACTAGATGAGGAGTACGCAAATGCTAGTGAAGTATGAACCTTGGAGTGTACAAAATGAAAAACTTGACCAATGGGGATTTAAAATTACTGAGGGTAAATTTGATGGTACATTAATTAGTATAACCTCAGTACAACTTGAAGATAACTCCAACGAATTAAAATTAGATTTTGGATTTGTTGAAAAACCCGCAGGAGTTAAAGATGTAGAATATGACTCCAAAGAATTTAATAGTATTATGGAAAATATCATTAACGATATTCTTTTAAAGGCAATGGATGAATATAAAAATAGAAACAGTGATTCTGCAGAGTCTAGTTAATGATGATGAATATATGAGAAAAGTAATCCCGTTTTTGAGGCGGGATTATTTTACTGATAACGCAGAACAGAAAATATTTGACCATGTTAAGAATTTTATAGATCAGTATAATAGTACACCCAATAAAGATGCTTTGGTAGTAGCAATCCAAAATGATAAGAGTTTATCTGAAGAACAGTATAAAGATGTAGTGGAATATGTATTGGCATTTGATAAATCTGATCATAATAAAGATTGGTTATTAAATGAGACTGAAAAATTTTGTAAAGACAAGGCAATTTATAATGCGATACTTAGTTCTATTTCTATTATTGATGGTAGGAATAAAAGCCTGTCAACCGACGGAATCCCACAGCTACTCCAAGACGCGCTTGGAGTATGTTTTGACAATAACGTAGGACATGATTATATTGACAATGCCGAAAGCAGATATGATTTCTATCACAGAGTAGAATCACGACTTCCTTTTGATCTAGACTATTTTAATAAGATTACTAACGGTGGATTGCCTAATAAGACATTAAATGTAGTGTTGGCAGGCACTGGTGTTGGTAAGTCTTTATTCATGTGTCATGTTGCAGCATCTACTTTATCTCAAGGTAAAAACGTATTGTATATTACTATGGAGATGGCGGAAGAGAGAATAGCTGAAAGAATAGATGCTAATTTAATGAATGTTACTTTAGATCAACTTAAAGATTTACCAAAGGCTATGTTTGATAGCAGAATTAAAAAGATACAGGAAAAGACTCACGGCAAACTTATAATAAAAGAATATCCTACAGCAGGAGCACATGTAGGACATTTTAAATCTTTGCTAAATGAATTGAAGCTTAAAAGACAATTCAAGCCAGATATGATTATTGTAGACTATTTGAACATATGCGCATCCTCAAGATTCAAGGCAGGAGCCAATATCAATTCATATACTTTAGTTAAAAGTATTGCAGAAGAATTAAGAGGTTTGGCAGTAGAAGAAGCTGTTCCTATTTTGTCAGCTACTCAGACTACAAGAGGAGGTTATGGTAACACGGATGTTGAACTTACAGATACTTCAGAATCATTTGGTCTTCCTGCTACAGTTGATCTCATGTTTGCTCTAATTGCTACAGAAGAACTAGATCAGATGAATCAGATTATGGTGAAGCAACTAAAGAATAGATACAATGATCCAACCATAAATAAAAGATTCGTAGTGGGTATAGATCGCGCAAAGATGAAACTATATGACCTTGAGCAGACTGCTCAAAGGGGATTATCTGATTCAGGAATTAAATTAGATGAGAAAGACTTTGACAACTATGACGTAAGTAGTATTATTAAAAAAGGTGCAAGAGATTTCTCAGGCATAAAACTATAGGAGGCACTATGCTTTTCCCTAATCCAAATAAAGAAAAAATTGAAGAACAAGTAACAGATCAAAAGGTTCTTCTACAAGAAGTACTTAACGATAAACCTAAAAAGATTGAAAAGATAGACGAATTATTTAATCACGAACCACCAGCATTTACAGACTAATGCGACTATCTGTTAGAAACGCTAAAGATAAGAATCTAACTAAAAATATAAAATTGGCATCTAACTTTTTTGCCAACACATTATTGTCTAAAAGAATAGTATTAAATTTAGACATACAAATAATTATTCAAGATAAATTAAAAGCAGGCGGATTTTGCTTCTGCGAGGATGATGGCAGAAATCCTAAAAGCTTTACTATCGAAATAGCAAGAAACAAACGTGAAATACAAATGATTAAAATTCTTGCACATGAGATGGTGCATGTTAAACAATATGCTAGAAATGAGATGAAAGAAACATCTTATAAAAAGAAAGCTGTAACTTATTGGTTAGGTGAATTTCATTATGATACCATGTACTGGGATAGACCTTGGGAAATTGAGGCATATGGACTAGAGAATGGTTTACTGGTCAAATTTTTATCAGAATATCAACTATTCAAATATTTTAAGGAAAGGGAACAGGACTGGATACCTAATAACTTATAATAAAAAGGAATACCATGGAAATAACACTTACATTGTGGGATTTGGGACAAGTAGGACTATTGGTTGCAGCTTGTTACGGATGCTATCTCAAGGGTTTAAACAAAGGAATCGGCGACACTTTGGAGTTTTTTGAAGAGCAAGGATTAATAGAAAAAGAAGAATAGGTGTTGTTCTAGAACAACACCTTAATACCCGAGCATTTGACTCGGGTTACTTTTTCTTATATAATTATGACATGAACTTAGAAATCGGACAATTTGTAGAGCTCAAGACACGCCGTTATTCTTATCTTTATAAGAACGAGGGCTGGGTTGAGAATACTCTAAAAGGGCAAGTCGTTCCTAACCCTAAATGGTTAGATGACGACTATGTCAGTATTTTGACTGACAATCCTATGCATCCAATATCGATGGTCTTTAGGCAAAATATTGTCGGATTGGATATGGCTAAAGGACGTTCTGCTAGCAGAATCTTCAAAGTCAGTTCTAAGAAAACTGGTAAGCAGTATCAAGTGATCTCCAGAAATGGTTCAGTCACTTGTGATTGTATCGGTTATCAGTATCGTAAAGCGTGCAAGCATTCATCTGCAGTAAAGAAATTTATTCAAAATGCTTGACAAGGTATTCAGTTGGTTATAAAATTATGGTATGGTAGTTA